AGAAAAGGAGAACGACTTTGAGGAGTTTAATAAGATACTACAATTTGCAGCTCCAAAGATATTTGAATACTTTAATATTGTTAAATCAGTATCGACACTGGTTTATGATGCAATTTCTGTAACCATAAGAAAAAATTACGAAAAATACCGAAGTGAAAGAGGGTATTTTTATTATGTTGAGGATAATAATGTTTATCTTTGGGAATATTTTATTGAAAATAACTCTGTTTTGAAAATAGATAATAAAGTTATACATAAATTGGTATCAAAAACAATATCAGATGGGTTTATTGATAAACTTGATTTATTAGGGGATGATTACCCAATATTTGAGGTTGCAACTCTTACACAGTTTCCGTTAGACTCCACACTATTACCAATATTTAAGAAGAAAATTTTAAGTCATATTATACACAAAAGTTCACTTTTAAATCAAATTAACTCAGATGTCGTTTAAAAAAAGATTTGTTGGAAAAAAACAAATAGAAGAAATTTTAATTGATATTAACAATATTTCATATTATATTTTATCAGATTGTCTTATATTTGAGACTGACGAAATTAGAAACCAATTCAAACTATATGAAGAAGAATACCGCACCAACAGAAGTTTTGTTATCTAAATTAAGACAACCTCTTCACATAACTTATATTTGTGAATATATCTTTAAATCAAATATTGAGGATTGTCGAAGTAAAATTAATTCATTAATTCAAGATGGATTAGTTAAAGAAAGTGAATACGGTAAAGATTATTTTGTAACAAATAAATAAATAAAGTTCGGGTGGAGGCCAAAGTTAATCTATGGTGTAAATTAATCCAACAGCACGCCACCTGAACTAACATTTAAGAATATGGAAAAAGAGTTATTAGAACATTTGACAAATGTTCAAAAAAAAGAAATGGTTAATAACCCCGAACATTATGGTGGTGCAACAAACCCATATGAGGCAATTAAGGTAATTGACGCTTGGGATTTAGGATTCTGTTTGGGTAATACTGTAAAGTATATCTCCCGAGCCGGTAAAAAACACAAAGATAAAGAGTTGGAGGATTTGAAAAAGGCTCTTTGGTATTTGCAACATCATATTGAAACATTAGAAAATAAATGATAGAGAATTATATTAATACCGTAATAAACGGTGATTGTGTTGAGGTAATGAAAGAATTACCCGAAGGATGGGTTGATTTAATTGTGACATCCCCACCTTACAACTGTAATATCCCATATGATACACATTTAGATAATTTAAAAATGGAAGATTATTGGGAATGGACTAAAGATTGGTTAACTGAATCATATAGACTATTGAAAGACGATGGTAGGGTGGCAATTAATATCCCCTATGAAGTCAATGTACAAGACAGGGGTGGTAGAGTTTTTTTTGTTTCTGAGTTTTATCAGGTTATGAAGGAGATTGGATTTAAGTTCTTCGGTGTTGTTGACTTGGAGGAAGATAGTCCTCATAGAAGTAAGACAACGGCTTGGGGTTCTTGGATGAGTCCATCGTCACCGTATATCTATAACCCAAAAGAATGTATTATTCTTGCATATAAGAAGGTTCACATTAAGAAAGTTAAGGGTGAACCACAATGGAAAGGAGAGCCTACCATAACAGAGGAAGGTAAGACCAAGATTGTTTATCATGAAGAGGATAAGAAAGATTTTATGGAGTTGGTATTTGGTCAGTGGAAGTATTTAAATGACTCCCGACCAATGACAAAGGCAACTTTCAGTATGGATATCCCAACCAAGGCAATTAAGATTTTATCATACAAGAATGATATTGTTCTTGACCCTTTCAATGGTAGCGGAACAAGTTGTGTAGCTGCAGAAATTTTGGATAGAAGATGGATTGGTATTGAATTATCTGAAAATTATGCTAATATTGCTAGACAACGAATACAGGGTTTTGTTGACCAAAAAAAACAACAGAAGTTACAATTTGAAAACGGGGGTCAGTAACCTCCGTTTTTTTATTTAATGATATATTTATTAATATGGAAAATTCAGAAATTGTTTTATCATTAGTAAAAATACAAGTCCAGTTTAGATTTATGCACTGGCAAACAACATCGTTTTCACAACATAAAGCTTACGGAGAAATATATGAAAGTTTAGATGGTTTTATTGATGACTTTGTTGAGGCTTGTATGGGTAAACATGGTAGACCTAAGTTTTCAGGTGGATATACAATTGATGGAGAAGATTTGGAAGAAATTGAACTTGGTGAGTTTTTAACACAAGTTGAAGGATTTTTGATTTCATTTACTGAAATTTATGACCCACAGGCTGATTCTGATTTATTGAATATTAGAGATGAAATGTTATCGTCTTTAAATAAGTTGAGATATCTTTTGACACTTAATTAATAAAAAAATTGATATTTTATTTTAAAAAGTTTATCATTATTTGATGAACTTTTTTTATGGAATAATTTTAGTAATAATAGGTCAAATTCTAGCATTTTTTCAAATGCAGGGACATTTAAAATTTCAGTGGTTAAAAAATAATTTATGGTTCCCTGTATTACTTGGGATACCAATATCAATAATTTTTATGGTCGGAATGACACTACTAATTAAACATTATGGTGGTAGTCTATGGCCTAGTAGGATTATTGGGTTTTCAATTGGAACAATCATATATGGGTTTATGGCTTGGCGTTTTTTTGACGAGAAGGTGTCAGTCAAAACCGGAGTCTGTTTATTTTTATCACTTCTTATTATCCTTATCCAAGTTTTTTGGAAAGAATAATATTTATTAAGTATGAGAAAAATTATTTCAGAAGGTGGAATTAGAAATATTGGGGAATTATCCGACAGATACAAAAAAGCAAAGATTTACTTTCACCAAGATTTAGATGGGGTTACATCAGCAATCGCCATGAAAAAATATTTGGAAGACAACGGAATTGAAGTTGTTGATACCGAAATTATTCAATACGGAGATAAAGAGTTTGCGGTTAAAAAGGCGGATGCTAATGGTAAAGTAATGCCGGTCTTAGTTGACTTTGCTCATGGTAAACCTATGTTCGTTATTCATACCGACCACCACGATAGACAAGCGGGGGCTGAGGATACAGGTGCAACATCATTTAGACAAGCTCGTTCAAATGTTGAAACCCTATCTCAAATTATTCCATCATCTGAAACATTCACACCGGAAGATGTTGAAACAATCTCTATTGTTGATAGTGCCAATTATGCTTCAAATGACATTACACCTGATATGGTAATGAACTATGTGTATTCATTTGATAAAGACTCATCGGCAAAAAGAAACAGAATGATGTTAGGACTTGTAACTAACAAATTATTACTTGCGTTTAAAAACAAAAAAGGATTTTTAGAGACTCTTGTTATGGAGTGTCAACCATCATTACTTTCAATTTTTAACAAAATAAGAAAGATAATGAAACAAGAAGGTTGGGCGGATATTAGCAAACTCGAAATGAATAAAGCGGGATATGTTTCAAAAATGAAAGATTATCCTGAAATAGAAGGGAATATCATAGTTCAATACGGTGGTGGTAATATGATGAATGCTGGTTCTTATGACAGGTATACACCATTTAAAAACAATCCTGAAGCTGATTTCTTGGTTATTGCTTGGCCGTTAGGGTTATTACAAGCGTCTTGTAACCCATTTAAAAAAGAAAGAGAACTTAAAGGTGTTAATCTTGGAGAAATTGCTCAAGAAGTATTAGGTAAGTGGGAAGGACAATTAAAAGAAAAGATGGTTCCACTATCAACAATTAAGTGGGTTTCTGAAACAGGAGTTGGACCTGAGTCAGTTGGATTCACATTCAAAGACTTTGCCGCAATCTATGGTGAAAAATATTTGGATAAAGAAGGTGGGGCGAAAGAGTTAATGGATATTAAAGATTTAATGTCTAAAAAGACTTCTGAATTGACTGAGGAAGAATGGCAAGTTTTGGATTCAGTTCAGGTTCCTGTGTGGGATATTATCCAAGCAAATTCTGGTGGACATAAGTGTATTACAAATATCTCAGGGTTAAATTATATCGGAAGAAGTAAGAGACCGCCACAAGGGAAATACAAATACAATCCTGAATCTGATGATTCACCATACATTAAGTTTTTGAAGATGTTACAAAAAAGATTTGTTAGCATCCTTCAAGATAAGATTAGTGAATCTAAAACTGTTAATGAAAATTTCAACGGAGGGTATATTGAACCAAAATTTTACATTGATAATAGTGACATAAGTGGTGAGGGAGTTTTTGCTAATGGAGGTTTAAAAAAAGGTGATGAAATTGGTAAATTACACAGTATTAACAAATTGGGTAAAGATTATGAATTTACAAGTTTAGGAATTAAACATAATCATAGTGATGAACCTAATTGTGAAAATAAATTAATTGGTAATGAAAGATTTTTAGTCGCTTCAAGAGACATACCACATGGTGAAGAGTTAACTACTAATTATAGATTACAACCTGATTTAGAACAACCTGAAATGTGGACGGATGATTTATTTTACCCACAAATAGATGGGTATAGGAATTATTCTCCATACCAACATTTAGATTATATTATTGTTAATTCTAATGGAATTGATTGTGATAATATTTGTTTTGACTTAATATTAGTTGGGGATGATGGTGATGTTAAATTTGGAGAAAAAAATTCGGGAGCTCATTTTTTCGATAACGCTGAAAGAGTGATTGAATTACCAATTAAAGATGGTGAAGATGGTAGAGACATCATTAAGAGTAAAGAAAATTTTAAAAACTGGATTTCTAATAAAATAAAGAAAAATCCGGAAATATCATTATTTTTTGAAAAATGAAAGAATCCGCAGGAATTGTAGTTAAAGTTAAGGATAAATGTTTGGTATGTAAAAGGTCTTCTGAAAATTCAGAAGGTGGAAAATGGGCAATACCTATGGGTGGTATTGAAGAAGGTGAAGACCCAAAAGAAGCTGCATACCGTGAGTTCATTGAAGAAATGGGTGTTGATATTGATGGGGATATTGAATTTGTGGGTAAAATAAACAGGTTCAATAAACAGGGTATTCAAAAAAGTATATTACATGTTTTTCTTTATGAGACAAATCAAAGATTAATTCCTGATTTGGAAAACGCCAAAGATGGATTTGAACATAGTGAATGTGGTTATGCTGGAAGACAAGAAATTGAGGATTTATATATGTCTAACGGTATAAAAGAAATACTTTTGAATTTTTTGTAATATTTATTTGACACTACCAATTTCTTGCCGTAAGTTTGTAAAAGATTTGACACTTATAGGTGATGAAAGATACTCGG